ATACAGGCCAATCATAAAGAATACCAGACTTTGCAATGCTGCCATCATCTTTAAGTGTGTGGGTCAAGAACAATGCGGCAACTGCGTCTGTATTAGCAGCAGCAGTAATTGCTTCTTCCATTGCTGTTGCCTTGCTTCTGATTGAATTACGCCATGTCTGAATATTAGAGGGTACTGCTACAGTAGTATCTACATAACGAACAACCGCCCAATCACTCTGTGAAAGAAGAGATGCTTGTTGTGCCTTAACTCCTTGAATTAAATTAGATTTAAGACCAAGAGTAACAACTTGATTCCCATCTTTATCTAAGAAAGCATTACCATCTGCATCTACTTCATTAACGTCTTCAATAACTTTAGCAGTAGATGTTATTGTACCATCAGAGTTTTGATTCCAGTTATACAATCTACTATCAGGTGGAGTATCTTCTACTATCTCAACAACACCAGCAGCAATCTTTTCTGAGGCAGACCAGATATGCCAGTTAGCGGGATTCTGAACACCATTATCTGCTGTCCATCCTCTACCAACACTAATCGTTCTGCCGTTATGTTTCCACATTACTTTCTTCTCCTGTTATCTTGCTGTCGCTGGTGCTACGCCGTCACCGCCAAATGGGTTTTCTGCGAATGCTATGTAGATAATGGTATTTCCGTTGTTATTGAGGTTTGCGGTGGTGGTACGCAGTTTGAAACCATTGGACAGGTAATCAATTTGATTGCCCGGAGTGCTTTCCGCACTGCTTGTGCTGGGTTGCAAATCTTGGTCAACAGGATTGATGGGGGATCGTTGAGTATCCATCATGTCCCAGTTGTTAGCATTGCCTGAGTTTTTAAATATAATAAAAGCGGGTTTGAATCCGGTAAACATAAAAGGACCGTCTGTTGATCCATTTCCTATGAAACTCCCTATGGAGCTATAGCCGGGGATTTCTGCGAAAGCGTAAACTATGTAGTTTCGACCAGACGCATTGACCTGTGTTTCATTACCTAGAGAAAACACCGAACTTGTTGGCGCAGTATTATTCCAACGGTTAGATGCGGTAAACGCTGCATCTGCCGTAAAGAAAAGAAACTTTGTCGGTCCAATCGCTTCGTGATAAATGCACCAGTTTTCTGCAACGCCAAGGTCTTTTAGTATCAGCATTTTGGGTACAGCACCTAGACCATGCCCAACGGTTGCACCGCTGGTTCCGTTTCCTACAAATTTTACAATGCTAAATCCAGCCGTGGTGTTTGCGGATGTAGCAGTAGAGTTAATTGAGCCATCTTCATTACTGCTGCCAGACCCGTTAGCTGCCCACTGCCATGCAACAAAAGTATCAGAACCACCGTTCACCCCTATTCTTGAACCAACCTGAAAACCATCCGATTCAAAAGCTGTAAGTCCTGTGGAAATCGTTGCTTCCGCAGAAGTGGCGTTTGATTTTAGTTCTTTTGTTACCCCACGAACTGCGTCATATAGAGCGTGGTCATACCCAGCATTTCTTGACTTAACCCAGACCCAATCAGGCTGGAATGTACTATTACCAGATTGGTCTACACTGCGGCTTGAACCCGTACCCGTATAAATCGTAGGCTGGAAATACTCTGACCCATCTTTCACCGCTGGTGTGGGTAGGTTGGCGGTGTTGAGTGCTTTGTACCCAGTAGGAGGAGTGTGGGCAAAGGCCGTGGCTCCAAAATTGACGGTATTGGTAATCCCACCTTGATTGTTTTGCTCCCCAACTGCGGGGCTGTACAAAGGGCTTGACCCTGTTATTGAGGCAACCTGCCCGGTTTCGTTTACAGGATCACCTGAATTTACATAGGTGTTATTTTTGGCAAAATAAACTTTCCCATTTCGAACCGCAACTCCCAAAACATCGTTTGTTGAAAAAGTAGCCAAACTGCCCAGAAGTAAACTTCCGTTTTGATTAACCTCTCCCCCTTCCATGTAATATACAACCGATGGATTGACCGAGAGCAGCGACTGCGCCGACGCAAAATTAGATGCGTCGGTAGCTACAATTCCCGCAGAACGAAAATTACCATTGGTTTTCTTTACCTCAAAATAAAAACCATCATCGTCTTGAACGTCAAAAGCGATAGTTCCTCTGACCTTGTTAAACGAGGATTGGTTTAGATCAAGGTTGCCGTTTGACAGCGTTATGCTACCTGTCGGAGCGTCAAGTGGATTCATCGTGCAGAAGTTCAACGTCGGCGTATCGGACATCTGATCCGCTGCTGTCAATCCACTGCTGGAATAATCATTTCCATTTCCTGACTCATCATCCCCAAGATCAGAGCTATCCCTGCCGTCAATAAAGTAGCCTTCCGTTCCGTAAGCACCGCTGTAGGCTTTCGGTATCCACACGCCGTCGTCGTTAGTTTCGCCAAACGCTGTAGGTGCCAAGGCAGTGCCATCAACAAAATTTATTTCAGCCATGTACCCACTAAAATAACCATTGCTGGAATAAGCACCTCGCCCAATGTTGTGAGCAATAGCGGAGTTGATTACAAGATCTTGGTTTTCGCTGGGGTAAGTTTCAGTTCCAAAAGCCGTGACCTGTGAGCCGTTTACGTAAAGTTTTATGCGATTAGCCGCTGTTCCTTGCGTAGTATCGTAGGCAAGAACGAAATGATACCAAGCCCCAACATCTCTAAAAAGCTGCGTTGTAATTAAGTTGCTTTGAGTGCTACTAATATAATCACTAATTCTCAACGTGTCGTCCGACTGACCGAATTGCATAACAAAATCGTTTGCACCACCGTCACCAGCCGACAAAAGAATCTGAGGAACAGAGCCGTTAAAAAGGTCTGCTCGTTTTACCCACGCACTCCACGTCCAAGTTTTTCGATTAGAGGCGTCAGGCGTTCGGGCTAAGAATGCGGAATCGTCGTCATTAAACCGGATTGACTGATCAATTTCGTAAGTAGACCCAGCGTTAGCCAGCCACTGTGAGCCAAACATAGTCATTAGCCGAACGCCAACTGCGGTGCGCCTAGCTGAATACTGCCGGACGCTTTTACAAAGTAGGGAACTACATCAACCGCGTTTGCGGCGGTGCTTAGTGTAATCCCACCAGAAGCGGGGCTTTCATAGTCCGTTCCAAGGCTGAGAGTTCTTGATCCCGTTCCGTCCTGAATAAACACGAACACCCCGGCTTGGCCTACAGCCTCCGTAGACGGATTGGCAAGGGTGACACTACCTGTGAGAGTCAACACGAAGTTCTGATGAGCAGAGAAGTCAATCGTCACACTGCCAGTGTTAGATGTGTCGGTGTCCGTAGCGGCAAGAATAATCTTGCCCCCTGTAAACGATCCAGCAACCGTTACATTTGTGGTGCCGGTCGGGATTTCAATAACATCGGCATCAGCATCGTTCTTAATGGTAACGTCGTTGGTGCTACCCTGCCCGGTAAGGATCAATCCTTCAGCCGCAGTGTAACCAATTGCGGCATTGTCGCCAGCGGCAGTGTCCCCAGCAGGTTCAACGGTTCCCGTAGCAGTGACGTTACCTGTCGCGGCCACACCTGCGCTAGCTGTGATAAGTCCTGTTACACCAAGAGTACCCGCCGCAGTGACGTTTACGGTTCCTGTTGGAATTTCAATAACGTCAGCATCGGCATCGTTTTTGATGGTTACATCGTTTGTGCTGCCCTGCCCGGTAAGGATCAAGCCTTCCGCAGCAGTGTAACCAATTGCGGCGTTATCCCCCGCTGCCGTGTCTCCGTCCGGCTCAAACGTAGCTGCTGTGGCAACACCGACAATATCCACATTGGTCGTCCCCGTTGGAACAGCAATGACCGTGGCATCGGCATCATTAACCAATGTAATGTCGTTAGTGGAACCTTGTCCGGTAACAATTATGCCCAACGCGGCAGTATAACCTATTGCTGCTTTATCGCTGGCTGCGGTGTCTCCTAAAGCGTTTAGGGTTCCGCTAGCCGTAATATCTCCAGAAGCGGTTAACGTAGCAATCTGCAAGTCGGAAAGCGCATTTACAACCGCCGCACCGGAACCCGCGCCATCCATATAGACAACCGCCGACTTTCCGTTGGTCACCGTAATGTTTGCGCCGGAACCCTGAGAAAGAATTACAGAATACGGACCGCTAGATCCTGAATCGGTCGTGGCATTTATGATAATGAAGAACGCGGACGTTGTATTTGGAGCTACCGTAACGGTATTGTTTGCACCCAAGGCTCCAGTAAACTTAATTACTCGATACATACCGTCCTGAAGGTTCTCTGTTCCAGAACCTGGAGAAGCCTCCCTGACAGTAAGCGTGTGCGTAGTTCCGGAAAGACCAACCGATTTATACGAGGCAATACGATCTAAAATATCTATGTTGTGATTAGTGGTATCTCCCCAAGCTCCGGACTGTTCTCCAGAACCTATCTTCTCAATACCAAAGCTAGTTGTGTACGATGATGCCATAATTTTATTCCTATGCCGCTATCTTAGTCCAATTAGGAGCTTGTGTGTAAGTTATCGGGTTCCATCCCGCAATCTGGCCGGGATCTATCTTTTCCCAAATAAGAACTCGTCCGACTGCCGTTGAAGCTTCAACCCCCGTAAGAGGGACTGTGATGTCTATCTGTACGCTTCCGACCGCCGTGGCCGCAGAAACACCCGTAGGGGAGACATTGGCCTTACCTGTTGCGACCGCAGTTCCAATAACCGCCGCCGCAGAAACACCCGTAACCGGAACCGTGATGTCTACTTGTACGCTTCCAACCGCCGTAGCCGCAGAAACACCCGTAACCGGAACCGTAATGTCCACTTGAACACTACCCGCCGCCGTAGCAGCGGAAACACCCGTAACCTCAACAGTAAACGGAGTGTTCCAAGCACCGGAGTTCCAAGCCTCTCTTCCCCAGCCACCAAGGTTAGGGTTGTTAGCCATCAGGCAATCCGGATCAATGCGTTGTTAGCGTCGTTTGCAGGCATCGTAATGGTAAAGTCACCCGCGCTTGACGACTTGTCCGCGCCAAAGTTAATTACGCAAACGGACGGTTTGGCTGCGTGAGTAGTATCCCCGGCTGTTCCCGCGTTAGCCAAAGTGGAGTTATAAATTAGAGCACCGCGAGCACTACTGATAGTAGCCGTGGAAAAAGTTACGTCGGCCATGTCGATAAATGCCGTAGGAACAGAACTACTGTTATCACCAAGGCCAATGGTAGCGCTCGCTATAGACGCGCCCCCAGCCGTGTAGTTAGTACCACTAACCTCATTGCTTGTAGTATACCCCGTGGTGTCCGCGTCGATAGACGAACTGTTTGTGAACATAGCCAGCTTAAATGTATCCGCTGCTATGGAACTACCATCTCCACGAGAATGTGAGGTCCAAAAATGGATTCCCGCGTTTATCTCTCTTTTGTAAGTACCGCAAATACCAGATGTTCCTACAGCCATTACAGCCTCCTTATAATCTCGGCCATGTCTTCATGGCCCTGTTGCTTCATCAAAGCCCAAATAGTCGTTCGTTCGCTCTGACACATCTTATTCATATAAAAGACTAGCACTTCTTTTAAACGTTGTCTGTGAGCATACGCTTGTTCCCGTATGACAGGAGGAGCGGTGTCCGAAACCGCCATTATCTTGTTCAAAGCCATCTCAGCTATGTCTTGCGGGGAATGTCCCCCGTTGTTGCTAGTGAACACCACCGCATCGCCAAGCTCGCTGGCGCTAACAGGACCGTGCATTACGCTACGTCCCTCCGTAAACGATCATACCTGTACTGGTCTCTAGTCTGAAGACCCTCACCAAGGTTTTTCAACCACTGTATGGATTCTTGGAACCGCTGATTATAAAGGCTTAAAATGTCGGTCTCACCCTTCATAAACGTGTAGGCCTCAACTAAGGAACCGTACAAAAGAGCAAGTTCCGCATTATCACCCAACCATGTTGTTCCACTAGATACAGTCGTTATAGAGTCGGGTCTGTAGAAATAATGTAACTCCATCGTAAAGTTGTCGTTAGGGGTGGGTGCCAACAAGAAAGTAGCCTCGTCCCAATCAGCGTAATACTGAGGCACTCCGGTTGTGGTTGGGTTAGGTGTGTAATCTTGAAGCATGGTGGCTTGCTTGTACAACAAGAACTCTTTACTGGAAGAATTTATTACGCTGAGTGAGTTTTGGGACAGAAAATCACTGGGTTTTTGCAGGTAGGCGTTTCCGTTGGAGGCCGTACCTTGAGACGATTTACGAAACACATCCAGCTGGCATTCTTTTAAAATGCGCTCTTCTGCGTTTAAGATAAATCTAGGCAGCTGGCTTACAAAAGTAGTTTCCGTACTTTGCACGTAATCCTGTATTGCCGTCTTCAAAGTTGTGTATGTGTAAGCCATAAGCAATTCCCTACTAGGTTATGTATCCATTACCTAAATCAACAACAGGCAACGCGGGTAATGTTACAGGGCCTGCTGAAGCAGATCCTCCTCCCCCGTTCAAGTCACCAACGGTTGCAGTTCCACTTGATGCTGAGAACGTGTAAAGGTCAGGCTCTGGTTCCCCATCATCGTTGGTGGGAACGGTTATTGAATACCCACTAGACAACTCTAAAACAGCTTCCGTAAACCCGTCAAAAGCTTCAACGGTTCTAAAACGAACTGTATCGCCTGTTGATTTCCCATGCCCTGGTTCCGTAACGGTAATGACAGCAGACCCACTAGAACCTGACTGAAAAGGATTTAATGTCAGTATCACCGCTACTTCTGGTTCCGTTCGAGCAGGCCGGCTAATACGAAGAGCTTGAGGATCCGAACGAATTCTTTTAGGCTCAAGTTGGGGTTGTTTTGACTCATACTCGTCTGGACCAACAAGCATACCATTCCATTCAAGAAGCATACTGCGAAGCGGATAAGATCTTCCGGAACGGTCGGAGATTCCTTTTGCGTATTTAGCGGCAGCGTATCGAGACATTTTAAATACTCAATGACGAGAAACTAGGGACCAAACGAAGACCCGTGCGCTCGCTGTCTTCGGAAGCAGCCCTTTGAAATTCTTCATCGTAAATAGCTTTCAAAAACTGAATTCTATCCGGAGAACGTTTAATAGATATATAATACGAAAGCCCCGCCGTTAAGCACGGAAGGAAACGGAAAGGTACTTCCGCATTGTTCACTCCGGCATCGGCGTCTTCAATTCGTTTAACACGATAATAAATCAACTGATCCGTTGAATTCTCCGGAGAGGGCCACAAAGTAATTGTCGGTGTTATCTGGCGATCAACGTAAAATTGAGAAGGGCGCCCTTGGCTGGTTTTATCGGGCGTGTCAATATAATCGCCTCGACTGATCCGGCTAATGCCAATATCAGAACCACTTCGTCTCACAACAGCTTCTAAGATATCAACGGACGCTTGCGAGTCTGCGAGGCTTGGGTTGGCAGAAATAGTTGTGGAAACACCAGATTCATCACTGGCCGAGCTCGTAATAGTTTCTCCAGCTGTAAAAGTTCCTGTCGGAACAGTTATGGTTATAGTCGTAGAGCTGGGTTTTGTTATAACTTGCGCTGTCGTTCCGCTAGATGATCCGGTTATGGTTCGTCCGACAACCAGATTTGTTGAAGCGCCTACCGTAGCCGTTATAACGCCTATCGGATATGTGGCTACAGAAGAACTTGAGGAATATCGTGCAAGAGATTGAGTGATTTCCTGCACCGTCCATAGATTCAAACCTCTGTTAGCCCACTCCGCGAACAAAAGGTTTAAAGAACGCCTAGCTGTTTTAGCGTCATACCCTGTTCTGAACTCTAGACCACAACGTTCAAAGGCCTCTTCGGTTATCTCGGCCATGTCTAGGTTAAAATCAACCGAACCAGAAGTTGCCATAACTAATTCCTATCCAAAAAGAGCCAACCGTACACCAACAGCTAGTTGACCTAGTATCAAAACACCTACACCCCACAGAATCTTGGTAATGAGGTCAAGAGACTTCTGAACGTGATGAAGATCATTCGTCTTTATAATATGTATCCTCTCCGAAAGAAGCTTTATATCCCCTTGTATCTTGACGAGCTCTATTTCATTCTTTCTGTCAAGACTTTCAGACATTTGACTTAGTACTGCTTCAAGCAGTGCAGAACGACCGAGTACGTGTCCCCGCTACTGTGTCCTACCGTAGTAAGTTGAATGTCTCCTGTATTGCCGCCGGAGGCCGCAACATTGGGAAGACCGCTCATGTCTGAATAATCCAAGGTGTCCGAATAGTCAGCAGGTAGCTCAACTGCGATAACATCCGTGGAAGCGTCCCAAAGAAGTTTCACACCCATTCCAACATTGGAGAATACAATCTTCTGAATACGAACGCCCGTACAAGCCGTCCCGTCCTGCAAGGATGAAAGTGCGGATACGTCTACTTTGACAACAGCAGACTCTCCGGTTCCGTCGCTTGTATTCGTGCAGTAGATAAGGGCTCTTTTAGGGCCGTCTTCCACAGTAGTTTTCGTTACAGCATCCGCCATGTCGAACTCCTCCTAAAAGGGTGGAAGCGACTAAACCCCCACCCAAAAGATTACGATGTAGCGAATACGGAAAGATTTGCAGCCGCGCCTGTACCAGAAGAAGTACAGCGAGCTTCGGCCCGCCAGACGGTTCCGTTAAAGGTAAATACCACATAGCTTCCGATACCAGGACCAGAGTTAGTAAGACCAATAAGGTTAAGGAAATCATCGGCAGTACCATCCGCTACATCAACTGTGTTGATAAGTCCGACAGCAGAGCCTGTCGCGCCTGTCATCTTGTACACAGCGGATTTTGCTTGGAAAAACTCACCGGCAGTGCCGAACTTGTGGGTTGCACCATTAGCAATGATAACTTGGTATTCAACGATAATAACATCTCCGGAAGTCGCGCTTGCCTGAGCGGGTAGCGTGGCTGTAATTGCAGCGCCATTAGCCGGGGAAAGATAATGAGTGTTTCTGACCATCGCAGCACCAAAGCCATTCGCCATCTGCGTCTTAGAGACCGTAGCCGCAATCATGCCGGTGGGGTTAGAAATACTGCCCCCGATTGTAGCATTGGTGCCGTAGGTGCTGTTGGTGGTTTCCACGCCCGTAACGGCAGCAATGCTGATGTCTTCGAATCCGTTTTCCGAACGTACTGGGCCGTTAAAAGTAGTGTTAGCCATTTTGTGTTCTCCTTACGAGAGATAGGCCCTAGAGTCTTCGTAAGCGTCTGCTGGGACAGTCGCTAGGGCTAAAATTCCCAGGAATAAGTCGGGGGAGAGTTTCCTCTCCCCCGTAGGCTTATGCGCCTTTAGATCCGTACACGCAACGAGGATCAGAGTAACCGTAGCTGTAACGCTCACGGGCTTTGAACCGTACATTGCCTGTATCAAAGTCGCCCTCCATCTTCGTAGACATCGGCATACGCTCAAAGTGAACGAAACCGCGAGGAGCATCCGTCTTAATGAAGAATGCGTCCGTGTCCGTCAGATAGTGGTTAACAACGTAACCCTGCGGTAGCATACCCATGTTACGCATTGCGTTAACATCGTTGTCCGCAGAACCTGGACGAAGAGTAGACTCGAGAAGACGATCCGCCACGAACTGAAGTGCGGGAGGGATAATCAATTTCTGTCCACGAACCGAAACTTTAAGGCCACGCTCATCAACAAAAGCTGCAATGTCGATAAGAGCATTCTCAAGGCTGGTTTCGTTCAAGTCAGCATCGGTGCTGGGCTCGTTACGAAGCGATCCATTGTTTACAAGAGGATGGTCAGTAGCACAAAGCTCCTTACCATCACCACCAGCAAACGTGCTATCGAAAGCGTTGTTCAGCGTAGCTGCGCCCTTCACCTGTTTGGTG